AAGAATAAAACAACCTCATCATAGCTTTGAAGAAGGTCTAGAACCCTTTGTAATGACTTCTTAGCAGCCTTTGCACCATTTGGTATGGATACATGAGGCCATTTGGGTTGTGCTTCCCATCCAGAGGCTGCATCGAGCTCTCCTTCATATATGGTAAGCCTTGTACCCTTATCTGGGAATAAATTTTGCCCAAAAAGTTGAGAGTCACTGTTGTTACCCTCCATCCAGAAGTCTTTGTCCTTTGTTTTGACTTTTGCTGCACAAACTTGACCGTTTTTGTCAAAATAGTGCATACGGAGTGTTTCTCCGTCCTTGTGGATGCGATATTTACGGCATGTCTCTTCCGACAAGCCTCGTTTGGTTAATTTAACAGGATTACCTTTAAGCATTGCGGTCTTTTTTTGTTTGCCACTATCGTCACATGGCTGCCCGCTATCAAAGTGGTTACATACAAAACAATAAGTATGTCCATCAGAATATACGGAATTACCGTCTGACGAACCACAGCTAGGACAGCTGGTGTGATATAGGAATGATGATTCATCTGAGCCAGTCAACTGGGATTGCATAATAGGCACACCAAGGAAAGCCGTTCTTCTCTGCCCACATAGAGTAGGTAGTTTTAGAACGCTTGTTTATTTTATTGTGAGGAGATTGAAAGATGATACGTATATCAAGGTCTGGATTAGCTGCTTTCACAGCTTTCATCTTGCGTCTTTGCTCTGGAGGAAAGTAACCTTTAGTCTCCAAGTAAACATCCCCAACTTTAAAATCAGGGATGTACTTAGCTTCTATTGTGTATGTCAGCTTCTCGCCCTCATACTGGTACGGTACTTTCATCGAGTCAAGCAAGTCAGCAACCTGCTCTTCCAAATGACTACGCATTAGAAGTCATCCTCTTCAACGGAGCATGGAGCTGCGTCTACGTTTGGCTCTTCGACCTTGAAGCCAGTTGTTTTACCAAATAGTTCTGATGCTTGGTCAGCAGACATATCACCTGTATCAACTACGCCAGCTCCACTGTTAAGACTAACAATTTGAACTGCTTTTAGTTTTAGTGATGTGCCAATGTCACCGCTTGGAAGTACGTATGGCTTTTGGAAGAAAGCTAACTTAACTTTACTACCGCTGTAGACTGGTGTGTCTGTGTCTTTGATCTGTGTCCCTTCTGTATCAACAACGACAGGTATAATCTTGTCGCCATCTCTCCAGCTGAAACGTAGATGGTACGCTCCTTTCTGATTGTCTATCTCTTCCCAAGGCTCTGGTTTGATTGTAACCCTTTTTGGGTTCTTTGCCTTGCTCTTAGCCCATTCAAGTGCTGATAGACGCTCTTCTTCGAGTTTTGATATAAGTGACTCGTCAACAAGAGCTGATAACTTGTAGCCCCACTCACCTGGTTTTAGGATAGCTTGAAAGCCATCAAGCGTTACAGGATCTGGAGTTACATAGGTGTTTGCCATAATTAACAGAAAAAATAGGTGGAATTTGAAACAACTTTGGGATCTAGTGTCCCAACGATGGGTGGTGGTTCTGAGGCGTTGATTGTCTCTGCAAATTTAGAGAGCCAACATTCTTCGGAAAAGATATTGGTGTAGGTTTCTCGCACAAGTGCATTGAGTGTTCCCATATCTCCTGCTCTGCAAAGAACAGAGTCATGTATGACTGTGAATGGTTCATCGAACTTTGTGAATGATCTGTGAAGGATCGAAGCATCGAATGAGTGAATGTAATTAGGGGCAGTGCTAGACTTATGCTTGTTAGGACTAGGTGATGTTTTACCAGTTGGTAATCTCACTTGTGTACGTCCAAGCAGCTGCAGCTCCATCTGTTTCGTTTCGATGTCATCTCTTCTTTGATTGACAATAAATCCAGATGGTGTGACCCATTCAACTTCAGTAGCACCATTTCTGATGTACTGTCCGACATGTTTCTTTATCCAACGCATAACTTGCATAGGCCCTGGAACTATAGTGTCCATGCTGTTGTAGACAGCGTTTACGACCTGTGTGAGCTCGTCCTTTGTGGGGTCGATACCCTCTTCAAGTAATGCTTCACGTATGTACTTACGACTACTATCTTTAGTAGCATTGTAGGGAATAGTCATCACTGTGCGTTTGCACACAGCTCTATTCATCCAACGGTGCATGTATGTAGGTAAGAACTCTTTAGCTTGTTCAGCCACCGCTTTGTAAGCGTCACTAGGTTTGTCACTAGGTACAACATTTACAAGCTCTGCTGTGCTTTTATCTCTAGCTAGACCAGCAAGGATCTGTAGACCAGAGCATGTCGCATCAACTGCGACCATAAGACCAGTAGTTAGCTTGTCTTTAGCTATACAGCAGTGGTAATATTCATGGCAAGCAGCCATAAATTGCCAAGGCTCGTCAACTTCTTCCCATAGGTGTAAGTAACTTTCTGGGTCGGTAGCGACCTTGGTAATAAGGTCAGTATTCTCAGACACCCATTGATGTCTGTCCTCTAGTGTTTCTTTGTCCAGTCCGTAGGTTGTAGCTACTTGGAAAGATAACCAGAGTTCTGCCTCATCTGTCACACTAGCCTCATCAGCAAACCTTAGTAACGCTTTACCAAAGTCTGTATCTTGAGGGGTCAAGAAGGCTGGTATGGGATATGCTCTACCTCTGTAGTCGAAAGACCAACATAAATAAAAGACATCATCCTTAAACTTCTCAGCAGCTTCTAACTGTGTGCGTGTTCTGACTGATCTTTTGAAATTGATACGGTCAGCATTGTGAGCTTCAGCCATAGCTCGTCTCCAAGCTAGGTTGCTCTCCTGATTTTCGTCTGCATCTACAGGACGTGGTAACTTCGTGGTAGGACTAATCGGTATAAATTTACCTATAATTCTACCTCTCAACCTCATCTTATCTGCTATGTGCAGCACGTGCTGGTTAACACAGTACTTCACCCGTTGTAACTTGTTTAAAAAGTTCATCGGAGTTTCTCCGTGTATTATGAAGGGGTTTCCCTTTCTGGTCAAATCATGACCTTTCATCATACTGTTTGTGAGGTAGCCACCGTAAATTATTTGTCCATTGTCGTAGCCCCAATCGTCTGGTACCACTAGCATTGGCCAAGGGATGCCAGCAAATAACTCAGCTGATTTGATTAGCTCTGCACGTTTTTCATTGAACAAGTCGGTGGGTACTACTCGGTAGTCATACTTCTTGCGATGTGTCTTACGTTTTTGTACTGTAAACCATTGGGTAGTTTCCATTACAATCATCAGTCCCCATCTACCGATGGAGGTCTTAGCCTTGATGCTCCAGGGCTTCCACTTGATGTCACGTTGACCAAATTTCTGACTAGCGATGATCTCTTTTTGTCGTGTGCCACAGGCATTGTGAAAGTACTTTGTGCTGATGTAGTTCATCAACGCAGGGTATTCTTTCTTGTACCATCTGAACTTACACTCTGATTCAAGTGCAGATCCAAGAGCAACTAGCATTGGGGTGACTACGTTAGCTCCCCTTTGTGTGCTAAACACTCTGTCAAATGTAATTTTGAGCATGATGGTTGCGATGGCTAGGGGTTCTAAGTCATCGAGGTAAAGAGCTATGTCCTTGTAAAACTTACCAGCTTGACCTGTTTTAAGTTTGAACTTAGTCTCTTCGACTTTGGTAACTAGATATGGTAGTGCCTCTCTGATTGATGACACCCCATAAACGCTTGCGGAAGCGTAGGATTTCTCCTCTAATTTCTGCATGGAGTCGTGCAGCCTTTGTCTCCCACAGCTGATCGCTTCCTGTTCCAGCAGGAACTGTCGATGTAGGTTTGTATGCGTCACCATAAGCTAAGAAAAGGGAGTATTCGTAATCATCGAGGTGGTCGATTTGTCTTTGTGTGAGATTAGATGTCATAGGATTTACACTGTTGTTCATAGGGAAATACTTTGCAGTACTCCTCCATGTTATTGAAACAAGTCCAATTTGGCAAGTAGAAACCTATTTCATATTCTGCATTTCGTTTGGTAATGAGCTTGCCTTGAGCAGCAAGCATAACCAGCAAGTTGTCAATGATAGGAGGGCCACAGGGGTCAACCTCTAACATAACCTCGCCAGTATCATCGTTGATGTAGTAGCCGAGTCTGTCAAGGATCTCGGATAAGTCACATGGGTTCATGGGATGTCGGTTTGGGTGTCAAGTACAGCATTACTGGTCATGACTACATAATCGTGGTCATTCATAAGTAAATCTTTCATGTAGCGTTTGGCAGCGTTGGCTTGGCGGTATGCCCGCTCCTGTATCTGTCCGTCTGATTTGACCGCTCGGACTACACATACATAGGATGCGGGTAAATTCCAGGTAAGAGCTGCCTCATGCCCCATGTCAAATGTTACCTCAGTTAACTCATCGGTGGCTTTCCACTTGTTGAGTTCAGCGATTCTGTTGTCAAACTTTCTTTTGTTTCTGTCCATAATGATGTTCTTGGGCGTACATTGCGTGTGGTGTAGGCTAGGAGGCTAAAGATAGAAAGTACTATCCATAAACCAAACAGCCACCACAGTCCCTCGATGATGTCATCTTTGTGAAACATCAGACGAGTTCTTCCTCAAATCTCTTCATAGCAATCTCAGCTTGTTTCTCCTCATCGTAGTAAGGAAAAGCAGCCTTGACCTCCTCGAAGATAGATTCCAGGCGTTCTTGTGCGTGTGGTGTGCTCATTTTCAAATCTCCATGTAAACTTCGCCTTCTTTAATCGTGCCAAGAAGTTGATGTATTTCATCAAAGACTTGTTTGCCACTCATACTCATCCTTTGATACTCCCAACCTAAGTCAGTTATAAGGGTAAGCAACTTGTCGCCATCGTCATTGACTCTGACATTCTTCTTTTTACCATAGTCTCCTTTGACTTTGATGTAGAACTCTTTGATTGTGTAGTTCTGATTTGGGTCTGTTTTTGTGGGTTTCATGAGTTGAGATCCTCCTCTTGCTGTATGTTGCGTAGGTTGTGTGTCTCAACGATGAACTTTTCGCCATCTCTGGGACTTTGCATGATACGTCTAAGTCTAACCATTGTGGTGTCAATGGAATCAAACACTCCACATATTGTGCCAGTGTCTGAGTACAAAGAGGTGCGTGTGATTGTAAAGACAATCGGATCGTCACAGCAGTCAAAGGTTTTGATGTACTGCTGTTCGTCTGTTGGTTTGAGGTTGATGATGTCAGCCATGTGATTGGAGCCAGATAAGTGAGCGTTGCATTGTGGAAGGGTCGTCATTAAACTTGCCAAAGGCTACGTTGCATGAGTCGCAGATGTAACCTCTGAACCTGTCAGTTTTATGATCGTGGTCAAGAACCCAGTTAGCAGTATGCCTACCGCATGCTGGG